CAACTTTTCAAAGAAGGAGGCCGAATCATGGCTACAAAGAACAACGGCATCACTACTGCCAAAATGGGTAAAGTCAAGACTGCTGCTCCAAGCAAAGACGGCGTTGCTGCCAAGGGTAAAACCAAGGGCAAGCAAATCGTCATGAAGGCCAGCAAGCCTCTGGGCATGTGCTCTGGCGGCATGACCAAGAAGAAGTAAACCAAGGAGGCCATCATGGCAACATCCGCATTTGGCAAAGCATTTGCCGAGGCTCGCAAAGCGGGCGACAAAGAGTTCAGCTTCAACGGCAAGATGTACACGACCGCAATGAAGGGTGAGAAATCAGCCCCAGGCGGTCGTGAACCCGTGCACGTCGATGCGGAGGCAGGTATGTCTCGCGGTCGTAAAGACTACGTGACAAGCGGCAAGCAGTCGTTTGACACCGAGACAGAGAACATCCCGCCAGACATGAGCGCATACAAGCCACGTCGCGCGCCTAAGCCTTTGACGGAAGTCACAAAGCCGGGCACACGCACCAACTACGAAAACGAAGACGGCATGAAAAAAGGCGGCTCCGTTAAGGGTTGGGGTCAAGCGCGCGGTGCTCGCAAAGCGAAGATTTACTGACATGATGGCCAGCCGTGGGATGGGGGCCGTATCCCCCAGCAAAATGCCGAAAGCCACCACCATTGAGCGCAAGGACGACCCGAACAAGGTCAAGGCCTTCGCTGAGGGTGGTAAGGTCAAGTCACCCGCATGGCAACGCAAGGAAGGCAAATCTGAAGCTGGCGGCTTGAACGCTAAAGGACGTGCCTCCTATAACAAAGCGAATCCCGGTAAACCCGGTCTGAAGGCTCCACAGCCCGAAGGCGGTTCTCGTCGCGATTCCTTTTGTGCTCGCATGTCGGGTATGAAAAAGAAACTGACTTCCAAGAAGACAGCTAACGACCCGAACAGCCGCATCAACAAAAGCCTTCGGGCATGGAACTGCTAAATGGCCAACACCTCCGGAACCACTGGTTTTAACCTTGACTTGACTGAACTGGTCGAGGAGGCGTTCGAGCGCGTGGGCTCGGAGATGCGCACGGGTTATGACCTCAAGACCGCTCGTCGGTCTTTGAATCTTTTGTTCGCCGATTGGGCGAACCGTGGCGTGAACATGTGGACGTTTGAGCAGGGCACGATCAACCTCGTGCAAGGTCAGAACACATACGCTCTGCCCAACGATACCGTGGACCTTCTCGAACACGTGATTCGCACGCAGGCCAACCAACAGTCGAACCAAGCTGACTTGACGATCACGCGTATCAGCGTGTCGACGTACGCGACTCTCCCCAACAAGCTGCAACAAGCCCGTCCGATTCAGGTGTGGGTGCAGCGTATGGACGGACAGACCTCGAACACAGGAGCCACGCTTGCAAGCACGATCACCTCGACAGATACCACCATCACTCTTGACACCGTTGTTGGATTACCGTCAACCGGTTTCATCAAGATTGACAATGAGTTCATCCAGTACGGGTACATTGACGGCAACACGCTCTACAACTGCTTCCGCGGGCAGAACAACTCCTCGGCCGCTGCCCACACTGCTGCGGCCACCGTCTACTGGGCCAAGCTCCCAGCCGTGACTGTGTGGCCAACACCTGATGGTTCTCAGAGCTATCAGTTCGTGTACTGGCGCATGCGCCGCGTGCAAGACGCCGGCGGCGGTGTGAACGTGATGGATGTGCCGTTCCGCTTTGTGCCTTGCATGACCGCTGGCCTGGCCTACTACTTGGCGCTCAAGGTGCCAAGTGGCTTCAACCGTTTGGACGTGCTCAAGATGCAGTACGACGAGGCTTGGGCCACCGCTGCGCAGGAAGACCAAGAGAAAGCTGCCGTGCGCTTTGTGCCGCGTCAGCAATTCATTGGGGGTGGGTTCTAAGTGGGCAATCGGTTCTCATCCGGCAAGAACAGCATCGCCGAGTGCGATCGCTGTGGCTTTCGGTTCAAGCTGCACCAGCTTCGTCGTGAGGTCGTCAAGACCAAGAACTACGAGCTGCTGGTTTGCGGCCCATGTTGGGACCCTGACCACCCACAGCTTCAGCTGGGTATGTACCCGGTTGATGACCCTCAAGGTGTGCGCAACCCGCGTCCTGATCGCAGCTATGTTTCGTCTGGTACGACAGGCTTGCAGATCATTGACGGCAGCAGCACAAACATCGACGCTCAAGGCTTCCAAGGCGAGGGCAGTCGCAACCTACAATGGGGGTGGAACCCTGTTGGTGGTGCCAGCTTTTTTGATTCCGCGCTCACACCAAACAACTTGGCATTGAGCGTAGAAATTGGTACAGTCACCATAGTCACAACGTAAGGAGCCAATCATGGCAAAAATGGAATCCGGCAAAGCCGATATGGCTCAGGACAAGAAGATGATTAAAGCTGCCGTTGGCAAGCATGAGAAAAACATGCACCCTGGCAAGACCCCTACCAAGCTGCGCGCTGGTGGTAAGACCAACAGCGACATGCTGAAAATGGGTCGTGGTTTGGCCAAGATCGCCAACCAAAAAGCGAAAGGTTAATCATGGCTACCTCCAAGCAACCACAGAAAAAGCCTATTGCTGCCGCCGGCGTTGAAAAGAACAACACCAAGGCGAACAAAGACATGAACGTGTCTTCGGCTAACCGCCACAGCAATGACTACAAAGGCACCAAGACTTCGGGTATCAAAATCCGCGGTACTGGCGCAGCCACAAAAGGTTTGATGGCCCGCGGCCCAATGGCGTAAAGCATGACCTACGACGAACTTTTCGCTTCGATTCAGTCCTACACGGAAAACCAGTTTCCGGACACCTACTTGGCTGATGGTACGCCTGTGTCAACTGAGACGCAGCTCAACACCATCATCAAGCAGGCGGAGCAGCGCATCTACAACACGGTGCAGTTCCCTTCGTTGCGAAAGAACGTCACAGGTGTGCTCACAGCAAACAACAAATACTTATCTCTACCCGGCGACTTTCTCTCCGCGCACTCGTTGGCGGTGATTGATGCTGATGGCGGATATGAGTATTTGTTGAACAAGGATGTGAACTTCATCCGCCAGGCATACCCACGGCCAACCGACACAGCTACGCCAAAGTACTATGCGCTGTTCGGCCCCACCACAACTAACGATGCAAGCCCTGTTATTACAGATGAGCTGTCTGCGATTGTGGGCCCAACACCGGATGCTGCGTACGACGTTGAGCTTCACTACTATTACTACCCCGAGTCGATCGTGGACGCAGCCGACGGCCGCACATGGTTAAGCGACAACTTTGACTCGGTGTTGTTGTATGGCTGCTTGGTTGAGGCATACACCTTCATGAAGGGTGAAGCTGAGATCATGGCGTTCTATGACGCCAAGTACAAAGAAGCACTCATGTTGGCCCAGCGCCTGGGTGATGGTTTGGAGCGCAGTGACTCCTACCGCAGCGGTCAGTTCCGACTACCCCCTCTGCCACAGAATAGCGGGGTCAAGTGATGACAATCGCTCAAGGCGCCACAAACACATTCAAGCTCGGGTTGCCAAAGGGTGACTTCGACTTTGACACAGACACGTTCAAAATCGCGCTGTACACTGGCGCGGCTTCCATCGGTCCAGACACAACCGCGTACACAACAGACGGTGAAGTGGTTGCATCTGGCTACACAGCCGGCGGTGAAACACTCACGGTAACGCAAGTACCCACGATTGGAAACCAGACAGGTGTTGCCACGGTGTACTTGTCTTTTGCAAACGTCACGTGGACCTCTGCGCTAACCACCCGTGGGGCGTTGATCTATAAATCCGGCTTAGGCAACCCAACAGTTTGCGTGCTGGACTTTGGCGCAGACAAAACATCCACCACCACTTTCACGGTGCAGTTTCCAGCTGCCACCAATACAGCGGCGATCATCCGCATCGCATAAGGAGCAACAAATGTTCGCAGAAAAAATCCACGGCGGCGGTGTGTTTACCGTTCAATGCCACGACAAAGACGGCAACCTCAAGTGGGAAGTCGCACAACCTAACTTGGTTGTGAATGAAGGCTTGGCTTACATGAACGACACGTTCTTCTCCGGTTCTGGTTATACCAAGTCTTGGTACTTGGGTTTGATTTCTGGTACCGCCCCGACCATCGCTGCTGGTGACACGTTGGCATCTCATGCTGGTTGGGCCGAAGTTCCTGTTACTACGGGCTATGACGGCAACCGCAAATCCTTGACTTTCGGCTCTGCCACGACCGCCGACCCTTCCGCGATTTCTAACCCAACAGCAGCACAATTCTCGATGCTCAACACATATGTGGTGTCTGGCGCGTTCTTGTGCACCGTTGCATCGGGTACTTCTGGCGTGCTGTTCTCAGCTTCTGAGTTCGAAGCCCCCGGTGATCGCTCGGTTGTGTCTGGGGATACGTTGAACGTCACATACACTTTTAACCTCGCCGCCACTTAAAACGGTGGGTTGAGTGCTCGGTGACTCGCCACTAGCCGCTACCCCCCTTGCCTCCCTTGGTGGCGGGGTGGCATACACACGCTATATCTCCGCCAACGCTGCCGCAGCGCAGGTAACACAGACATCTGTGGATTTTCTTGCAGCAGCGAACAATTTAGCGGTGGGTCAGGTCAGTGTTGTGGTTGACCCGAGTGTGTTTAGCGCGGATGTGATGGAGACCTGCACAGAATATGAAATTTACTTTGCGAGTGTAGCTTTCGCGTCTAGCGCTATTGAAAATGGTTTAGCTACAGACTTTGTTGCCACGTTATCTGCTTTCCAGGCAAGTGCTGTTGCGCAAGCTACGGGTGTAGTAGCTGCGTCTGCTTTAGCTGATGTAAACGCACAAGTCGCAGAAGCATCTACTGCCACCGATATTTATGTTGGCGGCATTGCGTACTTTGTGTCTGTACTTGCAACTGCGTCAGGGGTGGCGACACCGGCGGCGCTACAAACCTTCTTGGCCTCGGTTGCCGAAGCGTCTACAGGGTTGGATACAACATCTTCGTTGCAGTGGCATACAGCGCGTACTGTTGCCACAGCTGTGGGTGCAGCTTTTCCGTCGACGTTGGTGGATTTCAGTGTTGAGGTTGTGGCTACCGCAGCGGGGGAGGCGCTTGTGCTTTCGTACGCGGTGTTCATTTCCGCAGCCTCTGCTGGCGCTCTCGGGGTCGTAGAAGTTACGCGTCGCCTGCTGTGGGAAATTATTGATGACGCCCAACTTGCGAGCTGGCAAAATATCGACAATGCCGAATCAACAACATGGGGTTCGGTGAACGCTGCGCAGCCTTCTGGGTGGCAAACCGTAAACAGCGCAACGGCGCCGGGATGGGGAACCATCGACGACAACCAAACACCAGATTGGGTGTCAGTAAAGACACAAACATAAGGGTATGACATGGCAATCGTCTTAAAAGACCGCGTAAAAGAGACCGCTAACACCACAGGTACGGGTTCGTTTACTCTTGCGGGCGCAGCCCCCGGGTATCAAGGCTTCTCTGCTATTGGGGATGGAAACACCACGTACTACGCAATCTACAACTTAGAGAGCGGGCAGTGGGAAGTTGGTACCGGCACGTATACAGCGGCAGGCTCTGTGTTGAGTCGCGATACTGTTTTTGAGTCAAGTAGTGCTGGGGCTAAGGTTGATTTTGATGCTGGTGTAAAAGACGTTTTTGTTACCTACCCCGCCGAACGTGCGATCTACGAAGAGCCGACAGGCAACACTCTTATTGATGGCGGCCCAATCACGGTGCTTGGGCAAGGCGTCACGGGTTACACCACGTTCACCGCAGCTCTGGGTGAGTTGTATGGCGACGTTAACAACTATGCACAGCTGTACGTTCAGAACTTGAACGATGGCTCGGATGCGTCGTCCGACTTCGCCGCGTATAACGACCTTAGTGACGGTGAGACTTTCTTCATTGACATGGGTGTGTCCAGCTCCAACGCTGCGCCTGCCGGTTACCCACTGCTCACCCCCAATTCAACATATTTGATTGGTATCGGTGATGGGGCCACACTGAACTCCGATATGTTTGTCGGTTCAGGTGACGGCGATTTGAACCTGTTCGCTGGTGGCTTCACCAATGCAGACATTGCGCTCAACATCGACAAGACGGATAAAAGTGTAAACGCGATTGCGGATGTGAACGTTGGCGGAGGTTTAGCTGTAACAGGCGCTGCTTCTTTTTCCGACACAGTTATGTTGCACGCGGACCCGACAATTCCGCTGCAAGCAGCGACCAAGCAGTACGTGGACCAAGTTTCCTCGTCAGGTCTGCACATCCACCAACCTGTGCGTGTAGAGCGCGGCAGCAACTTGACCGCCACCTATACACAGGGTGGCACGACATTCGATGTAACCGACATTACCGGGGGGACAACCCTCACAACGTCTACAACACACGGATTGAGTGTGAATGACCAAGTCTGGTTTACCGGTACTGTTGGCAATGGGTTATCTGCCAACGTTGCATATTTCGTTTACTCGACACCGTCCACAACCCAGATCACACTGTCTGCAAACTTCGGCGGTGCGCAGCTCACGGGTCTGACCAATGCTTCTGGGTTGACATACCCTGTTCGTGCCAACTCAGGTGAAGGGGCGACACTCACAAACGCAGGGGCACAGGCGGCCATCGTAATTGATGGCATCACTTTGAGTGTGAGCGACCGCGTGTTGGTGTATGGGCAAACAACTGCCTATGAGAACGGCGTGTATGTTGTGACAGATACAGGCTCCGGCGCGACCAACTGGGTTCTGACGCGCGCGCTTGACCAAGACCATTACAGCCCATCCGACACGAATGGCATGGGTTCCGGCGACTACTGCTATGTCACCAGCGGTAATACCGGCGCAGGTGAGTCGTACGTGCTCACAACTGATGGCGAGTTCATCATCGGCTACGACGCACTCGCCTATACACAGTTCAGCGCGTCCCCTACATACGTAGGTGGCACGAACATCGACATCACCGGCCAGACTATTTCTTTGACTGGTACAGTTGCGCCGACAAACGGTGGTACAGGCGTAAACACCGTCACAGCAGGTGACTTGCTCTACGGTTCGGCCACAGACACTTGGTCCAAGCTGGCCCTCGGTACAGCGTACAAGTCTTTGGTTGTTAACGGCTCCGGCACGAACGTCGAATGGAACGCTGTTGCTTTGAACCAGTCAGGTGCTGTCTCTGGTGCTCTCGGCGCTACAAATGGTGGCACAGGGCAGTCTTCGTACAGCGTGGGTGATATGTTGTATTCCGATGCAACAGACTCAATTACCAAACTCGCTGGTAACACCACAACAACTAAAAAGTTCCTGACCCAGACTGGTACAGGCGCTGCGTCTGACGCCCCAGCGTGGGGGACGATTTCTGGTTCTGATGTCGGCGGTACTGTTTCATCCGCTACGAACGTGGCTGGCGGCGCGGCTAACCGCATCTTGTATCAAACAGGTGCGGGCACCACGGATTTTGTTGCTGCCCCAACTACGTCAGGCAACGCGCTGACATGGAACGGCTCTTCGTTTGCATGGGCCGCTGCCGGTGCTACGATCACCAACGATACATCCACAAACACCACCTACTACCCCGTTTGGGCTAACGCAACGTCCGGCTCGATGACGACAGCGTATGTTTCGGGCGGGCAACTCGGGTACAACCCCAGCGTAAAGACTTTGATCTCTGCTGGTAGTGCGGGCGTGATGGCCGCAGGCAATACCACCGCCGGTATCGAAGTAGCTAACAACGGGGGTACGGGCGACTCCAATATGGCAATGGTCGCGTACCATTGCACTAGCTACTATGCCGTCAAGCAAGGGTTGCGTAGTGATGGGTATTTTGGCATTGGCGGGTGGTCCGCGCCTACTTGGCGTTGGTATTTGAACTGCGCTAACGGTGATATGACAGCCGCTGGTAACGTCACGGCGTATTCGGACGAGACACTCAAGACCAATTGGCGCGATCTCCCAAAAGACTACGTCGAGCAGTTGGCTGAGGTTAAGCACGGCATATACGATCGTACAGATGAAAACATCACTCAGGTCGGTGTCGGCGCTCAGTCACTGAAACCCGTGCTACCTTGGGCTGTTGTGCAAGGTATAGATGGTATTCTGTCTGTCGCGTATGGCAATGCCGCAATGGTCTCTGCTGTTCAGCTTGCCAAGCGTGTGGTCGAACAAGAGAAGCGTATTGCTAGACTTGAGGCTTTGGTTGAAAAGTTGTTGGGAGACTAAATGGCACTACCGAGTTCTGGAACCATCACGATGGCTCAGATCAACACTGAGCTTGGGTATTCTGCATCTGCGCCAATTACGTTGAATGATGCAGCGGTACGAGCCCTTGCAGGTGTTGCATCCGGCACCATATCAATGTCCAACTTCTACGGAAAATCAAAGCCCACGCTTTCCTTGTCGGGTACATATTCACGAGGTACTGTGGGTTCAAACTCGTACGTTTGGTGGAGTGGTAGCGGCACGTTCTATACCCCAGATACCTTTGTCGGTAGCATCCTTGTGGTGGGTGGTGGCGGCGGTTCCGGTACGGACGTTGGCGCTGCTGGTGGCGGTGGCGCTCCGAACGCACAGACTTTGACTTTCTACGGTGGTAGCACATATACAGCTACTTGTGGCGGCTCCGGCGGCGGTACAGGTGGAACGTCTTCGTGTACAGGCACAGGCGTTTCAATGAGCGCTGCTGGCGGCTTAGGCGGCGCTAACTGGACCAGTGGGCGTGGTGGTAACTCAGGTAACGGATTCGCTGGCGGCGGCCGTGTTGGTACAGGTGACTACTACACTGGTGGTGGCGGTGGCGCGGGTGGTGCTGGTGGTAACACGACTTCGGCAGGCCCCCGTGGTGGTAATGGTGGTATTGGCTACTACTGGTCCCCCCTCGGTGTATATGTCGGCGGTGGCGGTGGTGGTACAGGGTCTAACGGACTTTGGGGTTCGGGAGGCGCTGGCGGTGGCGGTGCTGGCGGTAACGCACGTGGCGGTGGTGGTACTCGAAGTGTGGCAGGTTCAAACGGTTATGGCGGCGGTGGCGGTAGTGATGCTTCATATCGCGGCAGCCCGGGCGGTGCTCGTGGGGGTACCGGTGGCATTATTCTTGTAGGCTTCTTCAAATAACTATGACTACCTTTGCAAAAGTAGAGAACGGTGTAGTTGTCGATGTGATCGCCGCAGAGCAGGATTTCATCGACGCTGGGTACGCAGGCGACCCCAGTCAATGGATACAGACTTCATACAACACCCGCCAAGGCGTCCACTACGGTCCAGACGGGCAACCAGATGGGGGCGTGGCTTTCCGCAAAAACTACGCTGTTATTGGTGGCACGTATGATGCTGTGCGAGACGCGTTTATCCCGCCCAAACCTTTTGACAGTTGGGCTTTAAACGAGGATACTTGCGACTGGGTTCCGCCAGTACCTTTTCCTGCTGACATCGAGACAGTCAGATACCTATGGGACGAAGAAAACCTCCAGTGGGTACCCATTTCCGAAACAAATCCTTAAAGGATACGCATGTCTAGCACATATTCTCCCGATCTACGCCTTGAACTCATCGGCACTGGCGACCAAGCTGGCGTCTGGGGCAGCACAACAAACAACAACCTTGGCACGTTCATTGAGAACGCTGTGGCTGGGTACACCTCGGTCAGCATAGTTGCGTCGCCTCAAGCCCTGACGGCCAACGACGGTGCGGCGGATGAAGCTCGTTTTGCTGCGATTGCCTTGACCACAACAACAGGCGCGAACTTCACCGTCTGCATCCCACCAAACTCCAAGCTGTACACGTTCTACAACGCTTCTAGCTATGTGGCCATCATCTCAAACTCAACGACAAAGAACGGTATCACGTTGAGCGGCGGAACCACAATCGCTATCCCTGCGGGTAAAACCATGTCTGTGTGGAGCGACGGTACAAACGTGGCCCAGCAGACAGACCACTTGATCTCGCCGACTATGGCTTCCCCTGCCATGTCTGGTACGCCCACTGCCCCCACGGCAACATACGGTACGAGCACAACGCAGCTTGCAACCACTGCATTTGTTCAGGCGGCATTACAAGCGCTATACCCAATCGGTTCCATTTATTCGAGCACGGTGAGCACCAACCCCGGTACGTTATTCGGCTTCGGTACTTGGGTGGCCTACGCGGCGGGGCGTGTAACGGTCGGTGCCGGCGGTGGGTTTACTGCTGGCGACACAGGCGGTTCCGCTGATGCTATTGCAGTAGCACACACCCACACATTCGGTGCAACGTCCAGTGGGCAGAGTCAGACCCACAGCCACAGCATTTCCGTTAGCGACCCCGGTCACTACCACCAAATCAACTCAAACGGTGGTGCAGACAGTATTGCACGCGGTATCGCGCCGGGTACTGGGTATGCTGTTGGTGGTATGGCCGGTATTGTTAACGGCGGTGCAGGTGCGTACTACACAACTGACTCCGCAGGCAACCAAGTCATCGCGAACGCTTCTACCGGTGTTACTGCATCCGCAGGTAACGCCTCACAAGATCACACCCACAGCGTGTCTGGTACGACAGGCAGCACAGGCTCTTCCGGTACAGGTGCAAACTTGCAACCGTATGTTGTGGTCTATATGTGGAACCGTACCGCATAAGATGTGGACCCAATCAGTCTTCTCCTCATGGCGCAAAGTGCAGTTGGTGCTATCCGCGCTGGCTGCCAAATGCTGTCAGAAGGGAAGGCTGAAATTGGAAAATTTAAAAAGCAGATTGAGGGTGGGGTAGCAGATGCCCGAGCAATCTACAACGAGGTCACAGGAATCTGGGGCTGGCTCAAAGGACTCTTCGGAGAAAAGAAGCCACAACCTACAGTCACTGCGCCAGTTGTGGAGAAAGCAGCAGCTCCTGCGCCGGCTAAGAAGAAGGTAGCGGAGCCAGAACCAGAGCTGAGTTATGAGGAGTTCCAAGCGCGCGCAGTGCACGACATCTGCGAGAATCTGAAAATATATTTTGAAGCTATGAGGCACCTCAAAGCACACTGCCGGGAACTTGAAGAAGAAGCTCTCACCACCGAGAAGGTTGCCGACAGTGCGATTGATCGCATCGAAATTCAGTGGCAAATGAACCAACTCTCCGCCCAGCTAAAGCAGGCGATGATCTGGGGAACGCCAGAAGAGCTGGGTCTTGGTGACATGTACCGCGACTTTCTCGCGAAGTACGATGAGATTTTGGAGGAGCAAGAGATTGCTCGTGCGCTGAAGACCAAGAAGGAACGGAACAACGCATGGCGACTCGAACACCGCAAACAAATTCTGGTGGCCAAGCTGGGTTACGTGGTCGTGATCTCGGTCGCGTCTCTGTGGATGACGGCGTTGTATTCCGTTCTATGAGAGAGTTCTACTGGTGGGTGATTATTGTCACGCTGTTGCTCTTCATAAACCTGACGACGTGGGTCGGTCTTGTCTACCAAGACAAGAAGTTGAAAAGAACTGAAGCGCTGTGTTTGCGCGTTGAAGAAAAGGAAAAGAAAAATGACAGACGAAAAAAAGCCTCTGACGAGGAGTGAGCTTGAGGTCATCATCAAACGCCGTGCTGCGGTGTTGCTCATCATCCTCGCCGCGCTGGTAGCCGTTAATAGCTTTTTCAAGGACGGCAACTCTAGCCGCATCATGAAGGACATCATCGCGGCCAACAACCAGTGGGCTTGGTATCAAGCCAAGAACGTGCGTGCTGCCATCTACAAAACCACCGCTGACTTGGTTGACGACAAGAAGCTGTCTCAGGTTTACCACGCAGAAGCGCAGCGCATGAACGACGATATGGACGCCATCCGAGCCAAGGCTCAGGCCCTTGAGTTGGAGCAGAAGTTGCTCAGCAACAAAGCGCCGTATTACACCTACTCAGCCATGCTCATGCAGTTGGGTCTCGTGCTGTCCACCGCTGCCATCCTGGCGGTGTCGATGCCTTTGTTCTACGCGGCCGTGGGCGTTGGCTCATTCGGTGTCGGTCTGTTTATTGTTGCTTTAGGAGTTTGATATGTTGCCAGTTGTGATGTCCATCGTGCAAGGCTTGATCGCCAACAACATGCACAAGGTCGCGGATGCCGTGGTTGAGAAGGGTGTGGATTACGTGCAGGACAAGATGGGTATCACCCTCAAGCCCGAGCACGAGGCCACCAAGGAAGACTACGAGAAGTGGAACGCTGAGGCAGCCAAGCACGACGAGTTCATGGCTGAGCTGGATGAAAAGTCCCGTCAGCGTGCCACCGACATGCAGATGAAAGCCATGGAGTCAGATGACCCGTTTGTGCGTCGCTTCCTGTACTACTTCATCGGCCTGTGGTCGACCTTCTCTGTGATCTTCATCCCTTGCTTGATCTGGGTGCCAATCCCTGAGAACAACACACGCTTCGCTGACACCATCCTGGGCTACGTGCTTGGTACCGTCATCACAGGCATGTTCGCTTTCCTGTTGGGTTCTAGCCAAGGCTCACGTAACAAGGACAAGAAATGACACCTACCCGTGAAATGCTGGTGGCCGTCAAGGTCAAAGACCCGGACAAGTGGTTGCCCCACATCATCAAGACTTGCGAAGAGTTTGAGATCAACACACCGCAGCGTATCGCTGCGTTCCTGGCTCAGACCAGCCACGAGTCCGCCGGCTACACCATGTTGGAGGAGAACCTCAATTACTCCGACGTGACCATGGCCGCCGTGTGGCCAGCGCGTTTTGCTGTGATTGACCCAGCTACAAAGAAGCCGAAGAAGGACGAGAAGGGGAAGAACATCCCCAACGCGTTCGCCAAAGCCCTCCACCGCAAGCCGCAGCTCATCGCCAACAGCGTGTACTCGAACCGTATGGGCAACGGCACCGTTGAGTCTGGCGACGGCTGGAACCACCGAGGAATGGGTCTGAAACAATTGACCGGCAAGGACAATCACAAGCGTTGTGGGGACTACCTCGGCGTGGACTTCGTGGCCAATCCGGCTTTGCTATTGGAGCCCGAGTACGCCGCGCGCAGCGCAGGTTGGTTCTGGAAAACAAACAAGCTCAACAGCTTCGCCGATGCCGGCGACATCAAGGGTATGACGAAGGTCATCAACGGTGGTCTAATTGGGTACGAGCAGCGCCAAGCGCTTTACGACAACTGCTCTGGACAGTGCCGAGCCTAAGTGAGAAAATGCCGCCATGCCTTTACAAAAACTCCAATTCCGCCCCGGTGTAAACCGTGAAGGCACGACCCTCGCCAACGAGGGCGGCTGGTTTGAGTGCGACAAGATTCGCTTCCGCTCAGGCTTTCCTGAGAAGCTAGGTGGTTGGGTTCAAGACACCGGCACTGCCGAGGCTACGCTACAACCCCCAGTAGGTTCGTATTGGGGTGTGTGCCGTTCAATGTGGAATTGGAACTCGTTGGTGGGTAACAACTTCTTGGCTCTTGGCACCAACCTCAAATACTACATCCAGAACGGTCCAGACGGTCAGTTCTACGACATCACTCCAATCCGTGCAACAAGTACGGTGGCGTCGGGCGCTTTCACTACCGTTAATGGTTCCACAACTGTGCTTGTAAATGACAACGGTTATGGCGGTCAGACAGGCGACTTCGTAACAATTTCTGGCGTGTCTGGCGCAGTTAATGGTATTCCGGCGGCAGCGCTCAACAAAGAGTTTCAGATCACCTATGTGGACGGTAATACGTACACAATCACGGTATCCGCTCCTGCCACATCTAGCGGTACGGCTGGTGCGGCCGATTTTGAGTTCCAGATTACTACTGGCCTTGAGACCTACACCGTAGCTACCGGCTGGGGTGCTGGTGGTTGGGGTGGTTTTAACGAAGGTGGTACGAGCACTGGGTGGGGTGAGGCTGCTTCTAACGGTGGTATCGGTCAGCAGTTGCGTCTTTGGAGCCAGTCCAACTACGGCGAAGATTTGATCTTTGCTCCTCGCGGCGGTGCGATGTACTACTGGGCTGTAAACGCCAACCCGAACATTTTTGACCGTGGTGTCATTATGGAGGCGGGCACAACCGTGAATGGGTCCGTGATCGACAGTACTTGCCCTTCTGTGACCAACCTAGTGGTGGTGTCAGATTCTTCGCGCTTCGTAATTGCTATGGGCACCAACGACCCGTCAGGCGCCCTATTTTCTACCGCACAAGACCCGCTGCTGATTCGTTGGTCTCAGCAAGAAGAGTTCTACACATGGACACCAGCTACTACAAACCAGGCAGGTGATTACCGTCTGAGTCGTGGCTCTGAAATCGTGGCTGCGCAGCAGACCCGTCAAGAGATTTTGGTTTTCACCGATGCGGCCGTGTACTCCATGCAATACCTTGGCCCACCTTACGTCTGGGGCTTCCAGATCATGGGCGACAACATCTCCATCGCTGGCCCTAACGTAGTGTCCACGGCTAACAACGTGACATACTGGATGGGCGCCGACAAGTTCTACATGTACTCCGGTCGTGTAGAGACGCTGCCTTGCGCGCTGCGCCAGTACGTGTACGACGACATCAACATGATTCAGTCGTACCAGTTCTTTTCTGGCACCAACGAAGGCTACAACGAGGTGTGGTGGTTCTATTGCTCCGCCAACTCAAACACGGTCGACAAGTATGTGGTGTTCAACTACCTTGAACGCACGTGGTACTACGGCACAATGGAGCGCACATACTGGTTGGACAGCCCGCTGCGCGAAGAGCCTATGGCGGCAGGTTACAACAGTCAGCTTCTGTATCACGAGACAGGTAACGATGATGGAACCACTAGCCCTCCTAGCCCTATTGAAGCGTATGTGCAGTCTTCGGACTTCGACATTGGTGATGGCCATAATTTCGGCCTTGTCTCTCGCATTATTCCTGACCTCACCTTTGATGGCTCAGATGTAGCGCAGCCAACGGTCACGTTCACTGTGCGCCCACGCCAGAACCCCGGCGCAAACTATGGTGTCTCGGACAGCCCTGATGTGGCCAGCGTCAACAACTATGCCGGTCAGCGTACATACAACGTGCAGCAGTTCACCCAGTACGTCTATGTCCGTGTGCGCGGTCGCCAGATGGCGTTTCGTGTTGGCTCAAACGAGTTGGGTGTGGCATGGCAGCTAGGTGCTCCACGCCTTGATGTGCGCCCCGATGGACGACGTTGATGGCTACAGACAACCGATACCTCATTCCACCAAAGGCACCGCTACTGCCTTTGCCTCCGGTCGAATACAGTCAGCAGTACGTTGAACAACTCACGAATACGCTGCGTCTGTACTTCAACCAGATTGACAACACCAACACAACCGTGCTTGGTGAAAATGGTGCGCAATATCTTGAGAAGCCTTATGGTTTGTTCTTCAGCACAGTGGACCAAACCGCTTCGCTGGCCAACACTGCGTACACCGTAACCTACCCCACCACATACCTATCGAACGGTATCTCGGTAGTGTCAAGCTCTCAAATCACGGTGGTGCACCCCGGCGTCTATTCGTTCACGGTTACTGCGCAGGTGATTAGCGCAAGTGCAAGTGCCAAGACTCTCTACATGTGGATTAACCGTGGCGGTACTGACATTGGCTACTCAACCCGCACAATCACACTGTCCGCCAACAACGAGTACGCCGAGGTCACATGGGACTTCATCATCGACATTCCCAACCCTGCTGCCGACTACATTGAGATGAAGTGGGCTACGACTGACACAAACATGCGCTTGGATGCAGCAACCGCTTCCGCCCCACACCCCGGAATCCCTTCCGTTGTGATGTACGCCACTTTCGTTTCTCCTCTGCCCGCGGTATTGCCTACGCCGCCTTGAGATGGTAGACTTCCATAACCCCTTTCCAGCGAGGCACCAATGAGCCTTCATCACGCAGCACAACACCTAGCCGCGCAAGGCCGTGGCCCTGACCGCACCCTCGTACACATGGCGCCAAGCGAAGTTCAAGGACTTCAAGCCTTGGCTAAAGCCCATGGCGGTTCCCTGACAGTCAACCCCGAGACAGGTTTGGCCGAAGCTGGTTTTCTGTCAAACATTCTCCCCACGCTGATTGGTGTCGGTCTTACCGCTGCTACTGGCGGCGCTGCTGCGCCTTGGATGATCGGTGCTGGTGTTGGCGGCCTTCAAGCGTTGCGCACGGGTAGCCTCAAAGATGGTCTCTTGGCCGGCATGGGTGCTTATGGTGGTGCTGGTATTGCGGGTGGTTTAATGAGTGCGGGTACCTCCTCTGCCCAAACTGCCGCGGCCGCAGGTGAACAAGCCGTCGCAGATCAAGCCGCCGCATCCGCCTCGGGCGAAGCCGCAAACCAAGCTGCTATGCAGCAAGCAGGGACACAGTCCGCTGCTGAGAGTGCGCGACTTGCTGCGGCCAACCAAACAGCACTGGAGACAGCTAAAACCAACGCCATGGCACAGGCATCTACCAACGCGATGGCTAACCCATTCACCACTATGGGTCAAGGTGCTCAGAGTCTCACAACCGAGGCTGGCCGCGATGCTTTCAGTAACTACGCCGCAGGCTCTGGTACAAGCGTAGGTAAGATGGGCTTGGCCGCAGCAGCTCCCGCCATGGCCGGTGCAATGGCCCCTCAAACGCAGATGCCAGGCGAAGAGAAATACACCGGACCTCTCAGCCGTTACAGCATGTCTGAGAACTACAACCCGTACAACCCGACCCCACCCAACCCGTACTACCAAGCGCAGTACAAAAACTACCAGTACGCCGACGGCGGTCCCATCGAGCAGATGTCGAACGCCAATTCAGTTGGCATGAACACAGGCTACCCCGGTGCTGACATCCAGCAGGGGTCATACGCAACCCCATGGCAAACTCCGGTTTCCCGAAACATGGTGGCAGGTTCTGCGGACACCGGTGTGAATCCTATGACCGGCGAGATGAGTTTTGCTGGCGGTGGCGGCATCTCCGACTTGGGCGGCTACTCCGATGGTGGTCGCATGCTCAAAGGCCCCGGCGACGGTATGTCCGACAGCATCCCTGCTCAGATCGGCGGTAAGCAGCCAGCTCGTTTGGCTGACGGTGAGTTCGTGGTTCCGGCCGACGTGGTCTCCCACCTCGGCAACGGTTCGACTGACGCCGGCGCCAAGCAGCTCTACAAGATGATGGACCGTATTCGCTCGGCCCGCACAGGCAAGAAAAAGCAAGCGCCAGAAGTCAACCCCGGTAAGGCCATGCCAGCATGAACTACACCATCACGCTAGAAAAGTTCACGGAAAACTACAGGGAGCTTGAGCCCCTGTATCGTCAGCACTACGCTGAGATGACGGAACGTCTGGCTGGTGAGGGTGTGTTCTATAGCCCGTACAACCCACGATTGGATAAGTACGGAGAGGCATGCCAAGGTGGTTGGCTATTGAACTTTGTGGTCCGTTGTGACGGTGCGGCGGTTGGGTACAGCAATGTGTATTTGACCAACGACATGCACAACAACGACCTGATCTCCCAAGAAGACACGGTGTTCGTCCTGAAAGAGCACCGCAACGGAATCGGTAAGAAGCTGGTTCAGTGTGTAGTTGAAGAGCTGCGCTCACGTGATGTGAAGCGGCTTATGGTGTCAGCGATGACTGACTTACGTGTGGCTAAACTCTGGAAGCGAATGGGCTTTAAAGAGATGGCCACGCAAATGATTTACGAATTTTGAGGTGACTTATGTGCGGTTCTAGCTCTCCAGCAGGTCCATCGTCGTCGACAACCAACACGTCGAACATCCCCGAATACGCACGTCCGTACGTAGAGACGATGCTGGGCGCGACCCAGAAACAGTTATTTGATACCAAACAAAACGTGGACCCGACCACCGGCCAGACCTCGACAGAGATCACCGGCATGAAAGGCTACACACCGTTCAGCACGGACATGAACCAGTACTTTGCTGGCGCCAGCCCGATGCAAGAGCAGGCGTACCGCGGCGCGGCCAACCTCGGCCCAACCCAACAAACCGCTGACGCGTCCACCATCGCCGCGCAGGCAGGACTTGGCGCCTTGAACCAGCAATACAACCCGATGATGGCGGGCTCGCAGAACTTCGGTAACCGTGCGGCGGCTCAGTACATGAGCCCATACGCCATGCAGGCGCTGCAACCGCAGCTCCAAGAACAAGCACGTGCATCTCAGATTGCCGGCCAGCAACAACAAGCTGATGCCGTTGGTCGTGGCGCGTTCGGTGGTAGCCGTGACGCTCTCATGCGCGCGGAGCGTGAACGCAATCTGGGTATCCAGCAAGGCAACACAATCAGCACCGGCTTGAACACGGCATATAACAACGCGATGCAGCAGTTCAACCAAGATCAAGCGCGCGCCATGGCTGCGCAGCAAGCCAACATCGGTCAGCAACAGTTCGGTGCGAACCTGGGCCTGCAAGGCTTGCAGACAGCCAACCAAGCTGCCGGTACTTTGGGTCAACTTGGCCAGCAACAGTTTGGTCAAGAGCAAGCGGCGATCGGCTTGCAGAACCAGTTGGGTACGCAGCAGCAACAGCTGGAGCAGAACAAGATCAACCAACAGATTCAGAACTACGCCACCCAACAACAGTGGGGCATGCAGCAGCTCTCCAACATGAACGCCATGTTGCGCGGCTTGCCACTGCAAACCACTTCGACTCAGACATATCAAGCGGCTCCGTCCACCATCTCTCAGTTGGCTGGTCTCGGTACTGCTGCCTACGGCGCGAGCAAAATGGCGAAGGGTGGTTCTGTGAACGCTCCGTCAGGCTTGGCCGACTTGGCAATCTACAACATGGGTTAAGGAAGAGACATGCTCAACGTCAATCAGATCACCTCGCAGCTGGCCAAGATGCCAGACAACGCGTTGCAACAGTATGCGACGATGCACAAGGCCGACCCATATATGTTGGCCCTGACGATTGCTGAGTCCAATCGCCGCAAAGAGATGCGCACTGCCGCGCAGGGTGCGCAAGGCGCCATGCAACAACCCAAGGTGGCCGACCAAGCCATCGCTGGTATGTCTCCCCAACAGCTTCCTGAGAATGTTGGTATCGGCGCATTGCCTGCTGACAACATGAAGGGTATGGCCGGCGGCGGCATCGTGGCGTTTGACGAAGGTGGTGAAGTAGGAATGAGCTACGAAGACCAGATGAGTCAGCTCGGCCAGTTCTTGAATCCTTGGGAGCGCTTCAAGAGTTTGATTGGCGCGCCGGGCAGCAAGAAACAAGACGACACACCAGCGACTCCTCGCCGAGACATCAACGCCGAGCGCGACCGCGCAATGGCGCTTGTAAATGCGGAAGGGTTACGCCCAACAATGAAGAACGACCCTCGGCTCCCAGCCGGGTACAAGCCTGAGACCGCCGCAGCGGCTGTGCCTGAGATCAAAAAAGGTCTTGGCGCCACGGCTGCCGGCCAACAATCCGGTCTCTCTGGTGGTGCGGGCGGCGTAGGCGCGTACAAGCCAAGCACGCTGGCCGACATGATGAAGGAAGTCAGCCCAGAAGTCGAGAAGATGAACGCCGAAGACCGCAAGGCCATGGACCCGTTCCGCACTCAGTTCGAGGAAGAGCGCGCAAGTTTGGCCAAGCGCAAAGAGACCAACAAAGGTGAGGCCCTCCTTGCCGCTGGTCTGGGCATGATGGCCGGCAACTCACGCTACGCCTTGCAGAACATTGGCGCCGGCGGCGCACAAGGTCTGGCCAGTTTGAAGGAAGCAACTCGTGCTGACGATGCCGCGAAGCGTGCGCTCATGCAGTCTGAAATGCACTTGGCCCAAGCCGAGATGCAAGGCCGCAAAGGCAACTTCCAGTCCATGAACCAGTTGGCCAACCAAGCTCGTCAAGAGAAGCAGTTCGCCACCAGCTCTGCGTTGCAGGCACAACAGATCGCTCAGCAAGGCCAGTACTACCGTGACATGGGTGAAGCAGCGAAGGCTCGCGGCGGCAACGAAGCAAAGCTCACAGCTGAGATCGACAAGCTGACAGGCCAAGCCAAGGACTTAGCAAAATCAGATATGCGTTTTGCGACAGCCACTCCGGCAATGCAGCGTCAGATCATCAAAGAGCATTTTGACTCTCTGGCTCAGAACAACCCGTTCATCATGCGTGCTCTTTTAGCGCAAGGCGTAACCGGTTCGGAAGACAAAGATCAACTCACTCGCACCCTTGATTGATTACTCGCTTCTGTGCGAGAATTCACACACAGCGCCTCAGTCTTACCCGCTGGGGCGTTTGCACATTTATTGGGTTACTCACTGCTGATTGACTATGGCCAACTACCTGCCCCTTCCTGACGGTTCACGTTTACGTATTCCCGAAGGCATGTCCGAAAACGAAGCGATGCAGAAAGCGCGCATTAAGTTTCCCGACCTGTTCCCCAAACAAGGCGGCATGGCAGGGGCCTTCGGCAAAGGACTTGAGTCCACCCTATCCAGTATGCGCACCGGCATCGGTGCCCTGACCTCCCCAGAAGAAGCGGCCCAAGCAGGGCAGCAACGCGGCCAAGACATCAACAGCCGCTACGCTGAAGAAGTCAGCTTCGACAAAGTTCGTGAAGCCTACGACAAGAACGGCATCCTCTCCGCAGCCAAAGAAGCGCTCGGTCAAGTCCCCAAAGCAATCGCTGAGCAAGCGCCTAATATGGCCGCCACACTCGGCTCCGCGCGCCTTGGCGCCATGGCTGGTTCTCTTGCTGGCCCGGCCGGTACAGTGGTTGGTGGTGTGGCCGGTGCTTTGGCCCCGTCCCTCTTGCAGCAGTTCGGCAGCAACATTGAGCGTCAACAAGCCGAAGGCGCACCGATTGATCGCAGTGCCGCCGCTGCGGCCGCAGTCCCTCAAGCCGCGCTGGATGCCGCTGGTACCTTCATTCCTCTGGGTGGCAAGTTGGTGAGCAAGCTGACAGGCATCCCGATCGCTGGCCTGGCCAACAAGGGTGCAGCCAAGCTGGCCGAAGAATCTCTCCTCAAGACGTTGGCAAAAGGTACAGCCGTGGGCGCATTGGCCGAAGTCCCAACTGAGATTGCACAACAGATGTTGGAGCGCGCGCAAGCTGGCCTGTCCTTGACCAGCCCAGACGCTCTGAAAGAATACGGCGAGACCGCATACCAAGTTGGCCTATTGGCACCCATCGGTGCAGTCGGCCGTTTCTCGAAGAAGGGCGAAGCCCAGCAGCAACTGGCTGCCGAGCAAGACGCCAAAGACCTCGCCGCTGCGGCAGCCGAGGAAGAAACAAACAAGGAGCCCTTGCAGATCGGCTACACCCCGCAGATCGCAGGCCCCAACGCTGAGCCTCGCTTTGAGATGGCGCCCCAGCCTACGCCCGATGTCATGGACCTCATGAACAAGCATGCTGCGTTGGTCCCCCAGATGGATGCGCTGCAAGAGCAGATCAAGGAAGCCGGCGTCGCCGGCGACACGGCCAAGCTCGCTGAGTTGATGCCGCAGTTCGACAAGATTCAGACTGACATGCAGTTGCTCACAGCCACCGTCGAGCAGTTGGGCGGCACGACAAAACCTGCTGCCGAGCTGGAGACTGAGGCACAGACGCAGCTTGCCCAAGCAAACAAACAAGTGGCCGCCGCACAGAAAGCGTTGGCCAAAGCATCCGAGCTGGGTGAGTGGCAGCAGATTCCAAAGCTCAGCGCCAAGCTGGATGCAGCACGCCAAAACGTGACGGCCATCCAAGAGAAGACCCAGCAACAGTTGCAGATGCGCCAGGTCGCAGAGACACCAAAGGGTGAGACACCCGGCCTGTTCGAGAAGCCACCAGAGCAACCCGAGCAGCAAGCCAAGGCACAAGAGACATTGCAGGCCGAAGCCGAGCGCGGTCTCTATGGCCCAGAAAGCAAAGTCGAGTCGGCCAAGCAAGCGTTCACCGAAGCAGAAGTTGGCCCTCAAGGTCAGCTCGAAGCCGCGCCACAAGAGCACGTTGCCGCCAAAGACAAGTCTACGCTCGACCTGTTCAGCCCAAGCAACCTGTACAACACAGCCTTGGAGAACCAAGATTGGGAAGGGGCCATGGCCGCCGCAGGCTCGTTTGCGCCTGAGAAGAAGGACACCAACGCTGAGGCCATCGAGCGCGAGCGCCTGATTAAGCAGCTGGACGAGCGCCTGAACCTACCCGGCCTCAAGAGCACCCGTGCCAAGCCGGAAGTCGTGGCCAAGACAATGGACAAGATCGACGCCCTCAAGCGCAAGGTCGAGAACCCACAACGTAATGCCAAGAAGTCTTGGTTGACTGACTTGTACGAGTCGGCAGCTGACTACGAGGCCATGGCCGCCCGCATGAAGTCTGGTGTGGCGCTGCCCACCGAAGCGGAGAAGGTTGCTCGTTTGGACGCCAAGCTCGGTAAAGGGAAAGCACCAGAAGTTCGCCAGATGGATGCGGCCGAGCGTTACCAGCTCCAGCGCAAGATGGACTCCGCATTGAAGCGTTATGAGAACGCCTTGGCCAAGATCACCCCGGTGCGCAACGAGATCGAAAAGGCATACAAAACCCTATTCGACGTGCAACCAGCGGCGCCTGAGCGTGATATACGCGAAGCGCGCAAAGCCGAGGCGGACGAGGAAGCCCGTGGTTCCAAACCTGTGTCGCGCGCAGCGCGTACAGCCGCCCGTATTAATCGCGGGGACGTGGCGCCAGAGGCAGAGAAGACAGCCAAAATGCAGGAGTTGGCCACAAAGCTCGGCAAAGAATCTGAGGATTTCAAGCGCCTCGAAAAGAACTACGCCACGCGCATCGCAAAAATGCAAGAGAAGTACGGCAAGGGGGATAGCCGTGTAGCCGAGTACAAAGAGTTTGCTGACATCGAGCAGAAGAACAAGGCCATTGAGATCGGCCGCAAGGCCCCCGAGTACAAGACCGCGCTCAAAGAACAGGTCAAGTATTTGCAAGAGGCGTATGCGTCCGCCGGCAAGCAGCAGATCAAGTCCAAGCGCGACAAGTCACCCGTGGTGAAGAAGCAGTCCGCTGCGCCTGAGCGTTTCATCACCGGTTCACCTGAGAGCAAGGCTCGCACGTCCGAGAAGCAAGAGCGATACATGGAGTCCTTGCGCGATGCCTATGAGGCCATCCAATCCGAGAACGACGGCTCGTACGGCGAAGGCATGTGGCGCACAGCGCCGCGCACACAAGGCATCGACTTGGCAGAAGCCAAGAAGACCATCGACGGTTTGAAGTTGCCCAAGGGCATCAAGTTCGTCTACGCCGAGTCGCTGGACGATGCCCCCAAAGAGTTCTACATGGAAGCTGCGGCCCAAGGCTTGAAGCACATGGACTTGCTCGACAAGAAGGGTGTGGTCTTGAAGGACGGCACAGTGATCGTCATCGGTGCGCACCACTCCGACATCAAGGACTTGGAAGCCACCATCGCTCATGAGTTGATCGGCCACTACAGCGTGCAGGGTTTGATTGGCCGCAAGGGCCTGATCGACATGCTCAAGACACTCGACGGCCAGCAAGGTGGTTTGCTCAAGCTCGCCGATGACCTAGGCGTTGGTATCCAAGTGCGCAACGCAATCGCAGAAGCCAAGGCTGGCGGTGCTGACGACCTCAACGCTCGCTTCGTGGGCCTGAACGAGATGATTGCCTACACCGAAGAACAGCGTGTGACTGAGGACTTTTTGGCCAAGGCCAAGCGCTTCATGAAAGAGATCGTCGGTGCACTGCGCAAGGCGTTCCGCGACATGGGCCTCACCAACACGGCTGACCTCAGCACAAGCGACATCTACAAGCTGCTGCGCGACGCGCGCAAGCAATTCAACGAAGGCAGCACCGGCGCATACCGTGACCCCAACGGCGGCTTGCTGTTCCGCAGCGGCGCCAAGAGCACGGCCAAGCACAGCATCACAGCCAAACCCTCCACGCTGCAAGACAAGATCAAGGCCAACTTCTTTGGCTTGGGCGCACGTCAACAGTTCGTGGACAGCTACGCTTCGATCGACGCAGCCATCCGTACCGGCATGGACAAGAAGATGCTCACCTCCATGGAGGGCGAACAAGCCATGTACTACCTGCGCTTCACTGAGCAGCGTAGCCAATACGTCGGCCAGTTCGTGACGAACGGCCCTGTGTCGCTTGAGTCCCAGAAGACAGCACGCGGCACCGAGTACGTGTTCAAGTCCAAGAAGGGCCCGACCTTGATGAAGGTCGCTGAGCTCGCTGGCAAGTCTGGTCTGGGCAACGAAGCCACCATCGAAGACTACTTGACATCCTATCTGGTCGGCCAGCGTGCCAATGCTGTGGGCTGGAGCAAGCTGGGCAAGAGCGAGAAGGAAGCTCGTGCTGCTTACCAAGAAGTTATGGACAAGCTGGCAGCCAGCCCCAAGGCTAAGACAGCGTTCGAGGCAGCGGCCAAAGAGTACAAGGCGTACAACGATGGCCTCATCGACTTCCTCGCCCAGTCTGGTGCGGTCAGCCGTGGCAAAGCCGCTGAGTTGAAGTCCAAGCCCTACGTGCCGTTCTATCGCGAGAAAGATGGCAACGTCGAGTTGGTGGTCGACGGTGAGTCCATCCTGCGCATCGGCAACATCAAGAACCAACCACAGCTCAAAGAGTTGCTGGGTGGCGATGAGAAGGTCATGCCGCTCTACGAGAGCGCAATGCAGAACACGGCCATGATTACCGACATGGCGCTGCGCAACATCAAGACCAAGAACACAGCGTACGCGTTGAAGAAGGTCGGCATCGTGAGCCGCGTCGGCGACGGCAAAGGCCCCGCTGACCCCAGCATCGTGCGCTTCTTCGAGCACGGCGAACCCAAGTATGCGGTCGTTGACAAAGACGCCTTCGGCATCCCCGCTGAGCTCGTGGTCAAGTCCATGGAAGGCATCGCCACCACCATTCCCGCCGTCGTGCGTTTGATGGGCTACCCTGCTGACTGGCTACGCAAGTTCGTGACCCGCAACCCAGCGTATGCTGTGCGCCAGGCCATTCGTGACCCGCTGTCTGCATGGCTCACTACCGGTACGGACGCAATGCCCGTGCTCAGCTCCATGAAAGAACTCACCAAGATGGTGGGCGGCCGCAGCGATGCGGAGCGCAAGCTCATGGAGTCTGGTGCGATTAGCAGCAACGTGTTTACAGGTGACTCCAAAGACTTGAAGACCTTCCTGCGCGACATCTCTGCTGGCAAGTCTGGCTGGGAGAAAGCCATGGCTAAGCTCGACGCCTTCGCTTTGCAGGGCGATTCGTCTACCCGCGCGGTGATCTACAACGAAGCGATCAAGCAAGGCATGACCGAGATGCAGGCGCTGACCCGCACCCTTGAGTCCATGAACTTCTCGCGTCGTGGCTTGTCGCCAAGCATGCAGGTGCTCTCAACGCTCATCCCGTTCTTCAACGCACAGATTCAAGGTCTGGACGTTTTGTACCGTGCCTTCACCGGCCAGATGCCGTTCGAGAAGCAACTCCAAGTGCGCGAGAAGATGTTGAAGCGTGGCACCATTCTGGCGGTTGCTGCCGTGGCCTACGCCGCGCTCATGCAGGACGACGAAGCGTACAAGAACGCCAAGCCCGAAGAACGTTATGGCAACTTCTTCCTGACAATCCCGGGCATCGACGAACCAATGCGCGTGCCGCTGCCGTTTGAATTGGGCTACATCTTCAAGGCGTTGCCCGAGGCCGTCTATAACATGGCCGTCGGCGACGAGAAGGCAAGCAAAGCCATGGCCGGCATCGGCAAGCTGTTCGCTCAGTCCAACCCGTTCGGTCTGCCACAGGCGATCAAACCCGCTACCGAAGTCATCCTCGGCAAGTCGTTCTACTCTGGCGACATTGAGTCTGCCCGTGACCAGCAAGTGCTCCCCACCGAGCGCTACCGCGAGAACACCTCCGAGCTGAGCAAGATGATCGGCAGCGTCACCGGTGAAGTGGGTCTGAGCCCAATCAAGCTGGACTACTTGCTTCGCGGTTACTTTGGTAGCTTGGGCGTTGCGATGGCGCAACTGGCCAACCCTGTTCTGGCCAAGACACCTGAGAAGGAAGTGGCCAAGCCAACCACCAAGGTCAGCCAGATGCCCGTCATCGGCTCACTGTTCCAACCCATCGAAGGCCGTGGCCCAATCGACGAAGCCTACGCCCGTATGGAGGAAATCAAGCAAGCCAAGGGCACCTTCACACGCTTGGTCGAGCAAGGCAAACAAGCCGAAGCCCGTGCGTTCGCTCAGCAGTATTCGACGGAACTGGCCATGGCCAGCACATCCGGTGCCGTGTACAAGCGACTCGGCGAGCTGTCTAAGCAAGAGCGTGCGATCAAGGCCAGCGCCAACATGGACACACCTCAGAAGGACGAAGCGCTCAAGCGTATCGCCGAGGCTAAGATCAAGTTGGCTCGGATGTTGACTCAGGCTTCCGACCGCGCCGCTGAAACAAAACCCCAATGAGGCCGTCCTTGACCCCGATGGTGGCTCGGGTGTGAATCCGGAATGGGAGCGCAGCTTTTAGGCCGCGCTCCCTGACTCCGTGAACATCAAGCGTCGGGACGAAGAAGCTCTCCTGCGGCTGGAGCTTCTCCCAAGGGAAGTGAATCTTCATCAATGGTGTCCTTTGGGCGGCTAATGTGCATCACGTTGACCCGCATGTTGGGGCCGTTCGTGCGCGAGGTCATGTCCTTCTTGATGTAGGTCACGTGGTACTTCGCTTCGAGCTGCGTCTTGAAGTCAGAATACCCGAAGCTCATGGCCACGCAGTGCTGCTTCAACAGCTGCTCCTCGATGTAGTACTCGATGAACCCATCCTTCAAGGTGTCATGCTCAACGCGGCCAAGCACCTTGTTGCGCGTCATCGACTTGTCCACCTCACCGTTGTCGCCACGGAACGCTTGGAACCCGCCGTCGAGTTTCTTCACGACCACGAAGCTGCCGTAGTTGTCACGGGTGTAGGCGTTCAACACGTCCTCGGCGTTGCGCTGTGCGCGGCCAATGATGCCACGGGCATGCTCAACCAATTCACGCAGCGCATCCACTATGGCCTCGGTGGGCAGCGTGATGATGTCAGCGTACTTACTGCCGAGAAGAATCGAAGCCGCCACCGTGGTGGTGCAGGCTGCATGCCAGTAACGCTCGTCGTCCGAGAAGTTCATGGCCACTTTCAGCTTCTTGTGCACCTTGCTCACCATGGCACGGGCCGTGTCTTGGTTCTTCACCAACCAGCGAACCCACGCTTCACCCGCCACGCCATAGTTGTCGCGCATGGTCTTGATGATGTCACGCTCGTCGTCAGTAAACAGCAAGGGTTTGTTGGGCGTCCACTCCAGCATACGCAGCATCTCACCGAACGAGCTGTGCTTGCGCGCGCCAGTCAGCAAATCGAACAAGTGGGTGTTCGAGGTCATCGTGGCTGTCATGCACCAGCGGCTGTTGTTGATGCGCTCTTTGTTGGAGCCAGACTCCATACGCTCTTTGCCTTGGCCTTCCGACAAGTCGAAAATCAGGGCAGGCACCCACTCCACGTCGTTGCGGCTCTTGGCCGTCATCTCGTCCATGCTCAGGGGCAAACTATTGAGCAAGCCAGCGCGTTGTTGCAGCGCCACCGGCGAAGTTCCTTTACCTGTTCGGTAATGAATTGGGTGACCCCACACGCCAGACTTGGCGTTCAGCGTGAGTGACTTACCTGTACCGGACTCGGTTGAGCCGATGTGCCAGACGAAGCCGTTGTAGTCCGTGAAGTTCATCAAGGTAGAGCCGAACGAGTCAACGCACAGCGCCAACATCGTGTTCATCTTCTTGGTAATCATCAAGTCCCAGTACTGACGCCAGCCGTTGAGCGAGCCCTTCTGCACTGTGACGCGGTTCAAGTTCTCCAAGCCGGGCATCGGGATGGTTGACTCCTTGCCGTCCGGTGTGAACACGCGGTTGCTGTACACGAAGGAGCCGTTCTCCTGCCAGCCGAACTGCAACGGAACCGAGATAGCACGTTTGTTCAATGAAGCCTCCTCGACGCATGCACGCACGTAGTCGAATAAATGTTTGTCGTTGCCTTGACCGTACGACGCGATGATGTTGTGGGCGGCCAGCGCTTTCACTGTCTCGTCCTTACTCACAACTGACTTCTGGAGCATGTCGATGGTGACGGGGCCTTCTGGGCGCAGAGCCATCATGTGCACCGTGTGCTCGCCTTCGAGCTTCAAGATGTCCACCACGAACAGGTCATACGCTGTGATCTGCACTTCCTTGCTCGTCTCCTCGCCGTCAACCTTGTCCTTGACCGTGCGGTACACGCCGCCGAACTTGCCGAAGCTGAATCCGCGTGGGGGTGATGGGCGTGTGACTGTGTAGCTGGTGGGCTGCGCGGCCAAGAGTTCTGGGTCAAGGTCTTCGCCTTCCTCGGCTGGCACATCGATCTGTTGCTTGGGCACAACGATTTCTTTGGGGGCGTTGTCGGTCATCACCTCGCGGCCAAGGGCCAGCGGGTTCGTAATCTTGCCGTAGTGTGGGCAGCTTTGGCAGACGCCAGGATTCTCGCTGTCCATCTTCAAGCACGCGTACGGGCCTTTGATTTCGCCGAGCTTCTGGTGCATACGGGCATCGTCATACGGGTGCAGGCTGCTGAGCCAGATCGCATGGTCAGGGCCGTCCTCGCACTTCTGCGTCCACGAGAGTAAGCCGCGCCAGATAGGCTCCATGCCGTCCTCGGTGGCGTTGTCGATGTAGTTCTTGAGCTGGGCACAGCCGGTGCCAGCGTTGGTCTTATCCAAGATCAGCTCGAACTTGGTGGCGCTGTTCTCCATGAGCTTCACGCCAGACTTGGTTGGGGCCTTGTTGGGCTTCTGGCCGGGCAGCGCATCGAACTTGGCCACAGACGTTTGGTAGCTTGGGCCAACAAGTTTCTCGTTGATCTTGGCGGCGAGCGTCTCGAACTCGAAGATGTCACCTTCCACCACCATGCGCACGGGGCGCGGCGTGGGGTACTTCGGTTTGAAGTTCTTGGTGCCGGGCACGCGCAGAACACGGGCGGCGTCAGCCGTCACGGTCATGTCGATCTTCAAGCCTTCCTGCTTGGCCAGACGCTTCAAGTTCTCAGCAACAGGTTTCCAAGTCTCGATGTCGATCGTCTGGCTCAGCGGCCAGTAAATGTGCATGCCACCACCAGAATTGATGATGTAAGGCTCACCCAGTGAGCCTATGCCTGTGTTCTCCAAGAAGTCGGCCAATGCGTTGGCGCCTTCCTTCTTCGAGCCATAGGTCTTGGGGCCGTCTTCCGCGCAGTCGATGTCCATGAACAAAGACTTGATGACGCGTGCGTTGGCCGCAGTACGGCTACCCGATTCCTCGAAAGCTGACAGCGCATAGAACGCGTCGCTTTTCTCCTCTACGAAGCGTTCGGCCACGTCGCTCAGTTCTTGCAAACTTTGGACGTAGACGTGCTCTTTTCTTTTTGTCGTGAATTCAGCCGCGCAGTAATACCCATTCTCAAGGGTCGGCAGAACCACCGCTAGGAAGTCAAGCGGTTGCATAGTAACCCTCAGTTATTGGTTGGCGGCAGCAACGCCAGCGGCGAAGCCTTCGTTGTACTTCTCGTCGTCGGCTTCACCCTTGCCGTCCTCATAGCCTTCGTCGTAGCCGTTCTGGTACTGGCCACACTCGCCTTCACATTCAGCTTCCACTTCTTCTGGGTTGTCGATCGCATTGGCCAAGCGGCGGCAGAGTTCTTCGACCCATTCTTTTGGGAGCATCTCGTTGCCCATCAGGTACACCTGACGCAGCACTTCTTCGTCTGTCAGGTGTTGAGGTCGAATTGCTTGCATATTTTTCTCCGTGCTTCTGTTGATGAGCCGCATGCGCTCATGATCTTCAATAAAGTCTCCACCGCTGGGCGGTAGGCCACGAATACCTCGCCACCTGCGAACCAGTTGTAGGCGGTCTGGCGCGATGCGCCCGTAGCCTGAGCAATCAGCATTACAGGAATGTCGAAGTGCACAGCCCAGCGCCCGAGCTGGTTGCCCAGCGTCTTCGGTGCTTTCTTGACCGTGTCTTTGATTTGTTGTGAGTAAGCCATAGTGTTAGGTGGGGTACTAACGGCGTCATGCAGGATTACAACTGTTTGTGTGTGATTTCAGGTCACACCAGTACCTACCGCCGCTTTCCCCCGAAACCCCTTATTTGTTTGTTTTAGAACGCACCCATTCGATGGTGCGTCTCATTTGCCATCCCGCCCAGATGCCGATTACCAGCGCGAGCCCCATAGCAACGAGAACATCACCGCGTCCTGCGAAGATGCCCACGGCAGTCATTTGGCACCAACCGCTTTAGGCAGTGGGAATGGCACCTCGCGAGTTGAAGCGCATGAGCCATCTTGCATTTTGCCGGGGTGTTTAGCCCAGTTGTCCGTTGGATTCACCATCACACAACCTTGCGTCGAGGAAACCGTGCTGCACATGACAGTGGCTTTTTCAATTTGCAGGTTCTGTGTCTTACCCTCGGCACGCTCGGAACGCATGAACACAACCTCAGCCCAACCGTCGCCTTGAGGGCAAGTGGAAGAATGGGTTGTATCTGCCTTCACGATGGTTTCCCAGCCTTGGATGCGTGGGTTCTGGCGTTGGTAATCAGCGGCAGATGCGCCAGCATTTGCACGGCCTTGTGCGCGCTGCTCCTCGACTGTCTGGAACGAGAAGGCCGCAGACTTGTCTACTTTACCGCCTTCCTTCATGACTTGGTCGATGTTCTGTGGGCCGCACGCTGTGAGCAGCGCTGCTGCGATGATGGCGGTAGTGATTACGATTTTTTTCATTGCTTTCTCCTGTTGTTTAAAAAATGGACGACCCCCTGCGAGGGTCTGTAGCTCCATGGGTTAATGGAAACGCAGGGGGCCTTCACTCTGCTTACTCGTCGTCCCAATCAGACACGGCTGCGGCCAATGAGGACTTCTTCGTAGGAACAGCCGTTGGTTTGGCTTCTTCCTTACGCACGACTGGCTCATCACCTTCGTCTTCGGCTGCGGCAGCAGGCGCTGCTTTGGCTTTCTTGGCTTTGGGTGGAGCGACTGGTGGCTCATCGTCCTCGGCTTCTGGCGCAGGTGCTGCGGCCTTTGCTGCCTTTGGAGGTGTGCCGCCCAATGGGGCTGGTTCAGCGGTAGCTGCGTTGTCCATCTTGGCCACGGTCATGGTGATTGCCTTGATCGCGTCGTCAGACTTGGCTTGCTTCTCAACTGACTCGTACTCGTCGTCGCTCAACCAGCGCATAGGCTTGAAGAACAACTTGGGGCTCTCAGACTTGGTGTCGAACTTCATACGAGTCACGACAGTCTCAGGGTTGATGGTCTGCGCGGCCAAGTAGCGTGCGTACTCTTGCAATGGACGGTCATCGCCGACTGCCTTGCCGAAGATAGAAGTCGCTGGCAAAGCCAACTGCAAAACGTCACCGTCAACATCATTGGCCAACACCACAGCGAGACGCTGTTGGTAGCGGCATGCGCGGCTGTTGCCTTGGCCAGAACCAGCGATGTTCTTTGGGCACTCAGCACAGTTGGTGGCTTGCTTGTTCTCAGAGTCAGCGCTTGGCTTCTCGCCGTCGGCAGACCAGCAGTCAGGTGCAGTCACAGCGTTGGCATCATAGGTCTTGGCGTAGAACACGCGGCTGACTTTAGGTGCTGCGTTCACGATCACCACGTCGAGGTAGCGTTCTTCGATTGCAGCAACTTCTTTGCCAGAGTCCACCAGACGGAACACGCCGCCTTTGATGGAGATACGCTTGCCACCACCAACGCCACCACCCGACAGGGCCTTAGCGATTGCTGACAGTTCTGCCTTCTTGGCAAATGCGGGGACGGCTGCGCCGTTGAATAAAGCTACGTTGCTCATTTTGTTTCTCCTGTGATGTATGTGTGAAAGTGACGGCTGTTGTCGAGGATTTGGGCCACGGTCAACATGCCACCGTTGTTTTTGTGGTGCTCAAGCGCTGCTTCCAATGAGCGGCGGCGTGAGTAGACGGCATCTTGTGCACGGTCGTACGCTTTGTCATCATCCGTTTTAGTCACGGTGTCTACCATCACAGGCAACTCCGCGAGGCTCTCGGGTGTTATCTTCTTCGTCATTTGGTTGGTTTCCTTACTGAGATTGCGTACTCTGTCATCGAGTTGAGCCCGGGCGGTACGACACCTGGGTGCTCGTCAAGGAACTGCTTCATGTTGGTCTGCGCGATGCGCTTCTCAAACAGATCAAGAGCATCGTTCTCCATCACAAACGACTTGAACGAATCCCAGTCAGATGTGTTGTAGCGAGTCTTGGTGCTGAGCACGACAGTCCCTTTGTCTGTGCGGACGGAAGACACGCCTAGCACTAGCATCTGGTCTTTGAGAGCGTTCTTCACAGCCTCTTGCTGTGCCTTGATGTTCTCGACCTGAGTTTCGTACTCGGTGGTCAACTGCTGAATCTTCGCTTGCATCTTGCGATACACGTTAGCCAGCTTGTCCATGGGGATTACCGACATGTCTTCCGATGCGTCGGCGGTTTCTTGTTGAGGCGCTACGTCCTCGTCATCTAGAGCGGTCATTTGCTTCTCCTGTTATGTGTCTAGTGTTTGACAATGGTACACGAATTTTTCGTTTGACAAATCCTTTCTTTAAATATTTTTTATCTCACTATCGAATAAGCCTACAAGTAGGCCGTTGTCGTTCACTTTGGTATTCATAGCTTTGAACAACTTCTTCTCGATAGGGCTTGACTCGATGTGGTGCACAGTAACTTTGTCTGAGTCTTGACCTTTACGGTCGGCTCGTGCTATGCACTGGATGTACTGCTCAACACTCATGAGTGGGCCGAAGAACACAACCGTGTCTGCTGCTGTCAGCGTAATGCCGTGCGCAGTAGCTTGTGGTTGCATCACCAGCACACGAATGGTGGGCGTTGTCTGGAAGTCGTTGATGATGCGCCCACGCTTACTGGCGCTCACGTCCCCGTGAATCTGGTCTACGCCGTAGCCCTTCTTCGTCAGGTAGTTCACGATGGTGTCGATGCTGCTACGGAACATAGCGAAGATGATGACCTTGCGGCTCGTCTCCTCCAAGATTTCCTCAAGCACAGCAAGGCGAGGGCCAGCGTCGAACTCAACAATCTCCTTGTCGTCTGTGTACGCAGCGCCACAAGAGATTTGTAGCAACTTGTTTACAGCAACACCAGCGTTCACTGCTGTGATCGTCTCGCCTGCGGCAGACACAAGCAACTGTTCTTTCAACAGCTTGTAGTACTTGTTCTGCTGTGGTGTCATCGGCACCTCACGCGTCACTGTGATGACGGGCGGCAAGTCCAAGCACTGCGACTTAGAAAACCTAATAGCGGGTTGTAGCGCGGCGAAGACAGTCGTCGTGGCATCGGGCTTCGCTGCCCACTTGAACATCGTGATCTTGTTCATCACCTTGTCGCGCCACGCAGTAAAGAACTTAGGCACGCCTGCTGGGTTCACCAACTTGGCCAAGCCGTACGCATCCACTGGCGACTGCGATGCAGGCGTACCCGTCATCATCCACAAGTACGTGTCGGGCTTCAAGATTGAGTTGAGCGCCTTCCAACGATTTGTTGATGGGTTCTTGTACGCGTTCGCTTCATCCACGATGACCAGATCAAAACGACCGTCACGATTGATTTCACTTGCGATCAGATTCAAGCCGTCGTAGTTGGTGATGACCAGTTCGTAGTCCTGCTGAATCATCTCAATGCGCCGCGCAGCTTGCGTATGGTGGGCCACGATCGCAGAGCGATGAATCACGCTGGAGTTGATGTCACCCATCCACGCTGAGTGCATGATGGACAGAGGGCACAAGATCAAGACACGGCGAACTTCACCGCGCTTCATCAAGTAGTCTGCTGCCCACAATGCGCTGAGCGTCTTACCCGTTCCGGGGTCGTTGAACACGAACGCACGGCGGTACATCGTGAGGAACGATGCTGTCTCTACTTGGTGACCCATGGGCTTGTAACGGCCCGGCCAGTCGTAGCGCCGCGTGATTGGCGAGGGGACATTCTTGACCCCAAGGTTGCGAAGCACACGTGCTTCATCTAGGCCCCAGAACACGGCGACTTCGTACGCTCCATCATTGAAGCCGAGCACCTTGCTCTTGGGGATGACGCTGTACTTGTCAGGGTTTCTTGTGCGCAGTACAAGCGCTTTGTCGTCAACTATTTGCATGTGGTTTCAGTACGTAAACTTCTTCGGAGAACTCTTGGTACTTGCCTTCGCGCAGTTCTTCGCGATTGAATAGCTCAGAACCAACAACCCACAGGTCTGAGCCGCTTATGTTTGCGACTTCCTCCATGGTTGCAACATCACCGTTGAACGCTGCCGTCCAGATGTCGCGTAACACCTGTGTGCTTGAGCTTCGTATTTGTTTGGCTTGCTCTGATTCGTTTGCACGTACGTCTTTTACTTTTCCCATTTTCTGAAACCTATATTTGTTGTACTCCGCAGCAAACAGCTGGTTGAGTTGCGGTAGAAGTTGTTTACGCATGGTGGCCATACTGAGTGCCATTACACGTTTTCTTTCAAGCGAATCCAACGACGCATGTGCTTGGTCATGACTTCAAAGCAATGGTTGCTGCTCAGTCTGTTTTCAAGCTCGCCGTAAAAATCACCACTCACATAGACTTGATCGGCTTTCACCCACGCATCGCCGTGTTTGACACGCCACAAATCAACGGCTGTTGATAGTGAAACAGAATACGCCTCGTCGTTGTTGGGGTCGTACGCGTCAGCGATGGCTTGTTGCCGCGCTGATTCCTCATTCTTCTGGTAACGCTCTACCAGCTCCCACTGACGGTCTGGGTCTAACTGATACCAGTAGCGTTGTGCTTCTGGGTCAACCGTCATCTCTTGAATCAAAGACTCCGGCATGTCCTGCTTGCGCGGCGAACCTCGTCCTGACGCTAAACCTTGCTGCCTTGGGTAGTTGCCGTAGCGTGGGTCAGTCCAACCTGTGTTGTACCCGTTTGATGCTTGCTGCCCAGCCAGCGGGTTCCATGCGTTGTTGATTGCACTCATTTGCTTCTCCTGTTAAAAATTTACTCTGGCTTGCGACACACGTACGTTGCGCGGTCTGTCAAGTAGTGTTGCTCTACATGTCCTAGCTGCTTCAATCGCTCACAAGCGACTTGCCAAAACCTGTCATCATGAATGTCCGCTATGTCCACCCACGCGTTACCCCACTTCGCTAACCACAAGTCACAGAGCGTCTGCGTCGAGGTGTTGTACGCCTCGTTCTCTTTCAGCTCCACGCTGTTGGTGTGGTTGCGAACGGTTGCAGTAGCCCCGAAGGGGCCACCTTGATTTGACGCGGTAAGCGTCAACGGTGTGATTGTGTTGGGGCCCGTAGTTGTTACCCACGAGCCTGGCGGCAATCCTTGCACACTCACTTCTTGTCTCCGCGATTGGCCTTCACGCTACGCACACGCAGGTTCGACTTCGCTGACGTGCCGCCGCTCTTGAGTGGTTTGATGTGGTCAACATCTTTACCATCGCCTTTACTCACGGCACCGCTTTTCTCCATGATGCGTCGTGCCTTGACGCGCTCACCGCGCTTGGCAATCTGATCTGGCTTGCCGTGAAAGTCTTTGTATTCCTGTTTGTAGTCGCGTGTTGCCATGACGGCTCCTTAGTGCTTGGGGTTGAATTCGCAGCCGGTGACCTGACACCATTTGCATAGGGGGGTTGAGTTGGGGTTCCACACGTTGTTGGCAAAGCTGGCTTCGAGCCGCGCTGTGCGCTCACGGTACTTCCACCACGCAGCGTCTGCTTGCTCACGCATCATCTGCATCTTGACTATATCGTTCTTGACGATGAACAGCAACGCTGAGTTGACCTTGCGAATGTGCGGAAAGTGAGCAAACACCATGATCGACATGAGCACCAACTGATCGCGGTCTGGGTACTTGTTGTTGCCCGTCTTCCAGTCGCCCACCCATGCAGTCAGGTTGTCATCATTCACGATCAAGATGTCAGCGATGCCGCGCACCCACACGTCGGGGGACTTCCAATCGCAGGGGTTCAGGTTCACGTCCAGCGCCATCTCATACTCGGCCAGCTTGCGCCCTTCTTTCTGAATCATGGCATCGGCCACATCCTTGAACTGAGCGTGCTCAGGAGGGATAGGCTTGCCGTCACGGATATACAGCTCCAAGCTCTCGTGCACTTGGTTACCGTAACGTGTTGCATCAGTCTCTTGGAAGGGGTACTTCTTCAAGACCTTGACCTCGTGGTAGCGACGAGCGCATCCCTCGAAGTCTTTTAAGGAGCTGTGGCTCCATGCTGGTTTTTTACTCATCGTTCTGCTTTCTGGTCATCTAAAAATTTATCGAACAAGCCTGCAATCGTTTCGTCACCGAAGAAGCGCAACGGCTGCTCACCAAAGAACATGTAAAGGCCCGTGCGTGTGTTGAACTGCACGCGACCCACCATACACATCAAGTTCTCCATGTCCTCATCCGTCAAGGAACTCCCCCGTACCTCCCTCGCTTCTGTACCCACTGCCATATCTCGTATGCGTTTCTCTGCCATGTGCCGTCCTCGTCTTGTGGTACGCGGCATGTGTTGCCATCAAAATGTATGTGCACCGTACCCAGCGTATCTACCGTGATCTTCACCCCCGCCAACTCCATGAGCGCCACCAAGTCTTCGGGCGCTACCTCGGTCTTGTCGGGGCGGTACCACTCAGAATTTGGCTGATCGGACTGCATTGCTGAGACGTGTAGAGAAGGCGTCAACGAACGCTTCATTGGCTTCGAGCTTGCTGCCCATGTCTTCGAGGATTGCGTGCGTCAGCTCGTGCCAGAAGGTTGTGTCGATTTCTTTCTCAGGCAACGCACGGCCATTGGAACGGTGTGTGCCAACACGGATGTCAGCTTCATCGTAGTTGATGCCGCCCCACACATGCTTGCCTTTGATTGTGAACGTCTCACGTGTAGTCACTGTGTACCACTTCTTGCCGACTTTAATTTTCTTTGGTATCTGCATTTTTCTTCTCCTTGTATGGGTTATCTCTTGTTAAACCAAAAGCGGAATCCGCCATGTCTTGTAACTGAATGATTTCGTCCAACGTATAGGGTCGCCCATACGTGCCGTCGTCATTACGTAGAAAGCGCAGAATGAATTTGTCGGCGAAAGCCAACTCGATGAAAGGCATGCCCACTTGCGCTCTCCTTAGTTCTTTGCTAAACCATATCGACGGTGCGCACCACCGTCAGCGTCCAGAGGGATACCGCGCATGTAGCTCGGCTCCATAGTCATCTGCGCCAAGACCCAAGTCTT